CTCCTTTTATGTGCGACCTACCCCTGGGCGGGTGGATCACTTGGTGCATAATACATAATTGGTGGTCCGGTGTAAAAACCGAGCATAAAATCCTCACCAATTGAACAGTACTTCGCAACAGTAGCTTGATCAGTGCCAGCTTTTGACCATAGCGTTCGATACGAATGGAACGAGCCAAAATCGGCTGTGGAACTTGTGAGATCAGCGTTCTTTGCAGATGCAAACCTGAATGGTAAATAAAACGGAAATTCCGCTTCCAATACAGGATTAATATCATCTGGTTGTGCGACGCCTCCATCCCACAAGTGGTCGTAGACGTTTAAACATTGAGCTGCTATTTCATTGGGATTCCCAGATCCTGATGCTGCAGTGACGCTCGACAGAGTGTACCCAGGAGTTAATCCACCTATTCGTGATAGAGTTGCGAGTTGTGGACCATCCGGGGTCTTGACACCTTTTACGTATTTCCAACGTATACCTCCTCGCCGTGCTGTAAAGGCTGGAGTGAGATAATTAAGCAGCGTAGTAGTGCAATAATTATAAGGTGTGCTGGCGGCGGGTACATTCGTGAGATTGACTGCGCCAGGTGCATATCCTCTGTAAAAAGGAAAATCTGGACTAGTGTGCAAGAAATAACTCAAAGCATTGGTGGTGTTCGCAACGCAACTGTGAAAATTGTATCGTTTCAAGCACTGTCGAAATGAAGTGACTGGATCTCCAAAATACACGCAATAAGCTCCATCAGATGGATTAATTGTTACTGCCATGTCTTCTGAAGCCATTTGTTTCATCGGTTCTACTTCATTGACGGTCAAGTCAGCATCGGGTTGATTCATCTTCCCTGATACTGCTTCTTCTCCAGATTGTGTCGACAATACATCTTTCAGTAGTAAATATGGATCTTCGATATGAGAAACTGGTCGTCTCACTGAAAGATCGTTTTGTCGTTGATCCCTGAATTCTTCAGCGGTGAGTTCCGAGACTGTAGTCTGTGAACTCGCAAAAGCTCCTACACCATCAGGATCAAAGAATGTGTATTCACTGATAGTGTGGCTTTCGGGCGATACAACTTGAAAATCATCTCCTGTTGATACGAAGACGTTAATTTCCACGTCATTATTCACTGTAGAATTCGGCGTAGTCAGTTCATTGACAACAAAGACGGACAGTACACCATTAGCAAAGAAATCATTGAGGGATGTAATTGGTGCACTTCCGAAGATAAGAGAATCCACTCCTGGTGTAGAGTGTCTTAGAAATGCAGTCTGATTGCCCCAACCAACATCTACTGTGAAATCGCGTTCTTTTGCAAGATCTATGATATAGGTGTAGTTGGTGTTGTATTCATTGCTAGCCTGAAAACCAGGATCATACACGATCTTCAGGCGACCCTTGTGGAATGCAGATGCCACTATTTGAAACCTATATTTCATGGTTCCGCGCCAAAAAGTAAATGGCAAAGCGGCAAAAGCACACGCTGTGAGATGCAATTCATCACCTGCAGTATCCCAGATGACAGGATTTACCTCTGTGTTCCATAGGAGAGTTTCCGTAGGATCTGAGACCTGCCACCCGAAAGTAGTGATAAACGATTCTCTTTGCGAAATTGATGTAATTGTCATTTCATCAACTCCTCCCAATCCCATTGTACGCGGATCAACGCACAACTCCTGTTTTAAATCCAATGTCAATTTGACTGATGTGTCTTTTACATTTGCGTTAGCTAGATTACCAACGGGAGTGGGGATATAGGGAATTCCGGTTTCCAAATTTACTGGACGCGAATAACCAAAAAGTTTTGCGATTGATGCTGTTGCACCTGCTGCTAATTCAGTGGCTTTTGCATACGGTCTAATAATTGGAATGTCAGTGAGGCGTTTGGCAACGCTCATTACACTGTTGGCCATACCGGAAATAGGGCCAGGAGAATATTCATCTCCAGATTGTGGAGCAAGACTAGCAGGTTCACGTGAGGTCGGGATCGATAACGAAACCTCCTCAGCCCACACGAAAACGGAAATAGTGACATTGTCATTCGCTCCATTCGCATGTTTTAGGCCTGTGATTTCCTGTAGAAATACTTCGCCCATGCTTCTCCAATCCTGTCCTGGAATGTTTAAGGCATTCTGGACCCAACAGAAAGGGAGAGTTAAAGTTCCTCCCTGACTATTGGTGGGGTCCAGGTAAACATGGGGGCGTTGTGATGCTGCAATAACATCTGAAATGACACCAGAACGGGCAGTGGTGAAATCATCAAGGTCAAACAATGGAATGTAATTCGCTATTGCTCGTCCATAATGAAAACCATTTCCATTAAGTACAATTCGACATTTTAATTTGCATCGCAACAAATTGTAATTGGCTATTCGATTCAGAACTCTCGTGTTTTCGAAAAAGAGAGACCATGGATCAAAAGCCTGAAACAGTGGAACTCCTATTTGCCAAGAATAGGAGACCACTTTGATTGGTCGACTGAAGAAATTACTTAATTCAGCCTCTGACGAATCTGCTTGAGTAAAAGTGGCATCTGGGCTACTATCGACAGTGTAATCCCACTGTGGGGACTGATCACTAAAGTGTGTAACTTGGTGCTGTGACTCGAGAGATTCTTGATTGATTGTTACATTAAATTTATTATTATTTTGTAAAGAAGTGAGTAGTATGTACAATTGTGCGGACCCACTCAGTGCCGCACAAGTCAAAATTTCTGTTAGGAAGACCATTCCTCCCCCTAAATAGGGGTATTCCACGAGGGGAACACTAACTCCGTAAAGCCTAGCGCATATATACAGAAAGAAGAAAACATGTATACGCATGGTAACCAAGTACGGAATGAATTCTTGAATTTAATGATCATGATTCTACGATCAGAGGGATAAGTTTAATGAGATTCCAGCTCGGGTAGGACAATTTTAAAGAGATTCCGGCTCTTGTCTTGTGATATTGTATTTCTCACAAAACACGTCAATGCAGTCATCATATGTCTGCGTCAACATATTGCATCCATAGGCAATATCGGCTTCATTTGCAACAGCTCGCATTTCATCGCGACGTTTTTCATATACGTCACGACCATGCGCGAACCATTCTCGCAAAGCTCCGTCAATGTTGCTCATAGATTGTTGTGTTGTTGTCACCGCTTTGGATTTCAAGACTGTATGAAGACTTTTAAAAATAGAGTCCTCGTCTAAAGCTCCAAGCTTCATGCCGATTTCAGGGATATACACGTTACTGCGCTTTAAAAAGTCTGCGTCAGCATCATTCATGTATTCCGTTGGTGTTGATTCTTTATCGGGCATGGTCAACACAATGCCATGTTCGTCAAGGAATTGACTATACGCTATGTGATTCAATAAGGGATACTGTTCTGCAACAGAACCTTTGAAATCATCACCATAGGTAACCATGGCACACACTTCTCGGAAAGTGTGCTTTGCATTCGGATACACATGATAGTAAAATGAACGTAAAAGTAACGAATTATCATTACTATTCAAATAAACTGTCATGTTGATTCCGGAGGGTGACGAACCCATTAATTGGAGGAGATCTCCATTGTACGCCGTAAGTGGATATGCGATATCGCTCGCAAGTCCTTCCATGATGCGGATTGCGCGATCTGGATAATTACAATGGCGTGCAATGTCAATGAATCCTCGGATGGAGACAAAAGTAATTTGTGCTGGCATGCGCAAATCATACTTGCCGTAGTCTCCGGCGAGTACACGATCCTCGCCAAACTTGGTGATGTGATCACATAGTGCTTGCCACTCAGGACCCTGTGCGTTTATTCCAACTGCACATTCCGAAATTAATGGAAATAGCGATTGTATACGCATTATGGGCAAAAAGTAAC